TACTGGCGCACAACACGCGGCACGGGACAAGCTTGCTCACCTAGAAAAACACGGGGTGTTCCCTTTTAAAAAAGAGCCTCCGACTGAAAAACAACTTGAAAACGTCAAAAAGATCGCCTTCGGCGAGCCGACCCTTTATGGAAAGAAATATAAGTTTTCTGAGATTACAAAAGAAAGGGCAATGAGTGGGGAGGTAGACTTGGGGGCGTATGCCTTTGGTCCAAAAGTCGGCCCGTTTTTGACCAACTTAAACGGCCTTCCAGAAAAAACCGCAGACCTCTGGTGGACTCGCCTGTACAATCGGATTCGCGGTGAGACGACTATGATAAACAAGAAAGGCAAGAGAGTCGTTATCGAAGCGCCCCGCTCCTTCGAAGAGCGTGAAACAATGAAAAGAATGATTGATGCTATTGCAGAGCGTACCGGCCTAAAAGATTATCAAGTGCAGTCTGCCCTGTGGTTTTATGAGCAAAAACTCGCTCGTCAAATGGGAGCGAAAGCGCCGAGCACCGCGTTCGATCAAGGCGCAGAGCTTTTCTTGAAAAAAAACAAGATACCCCTTGAGGAGTAAAAGATGGACAAAGCCAGCGAACTTTTGTTTTCGGAAGCCATGCGAATGAAGCTCGCAGAAAACCGTAAGTTTTTAGAAAAAGAGGCGGAGACAGACCCCGTCATCGCGAGGCTATTGCGAATGAACAGTCTGCCCGGTCGCCCAGATAAGAAGCTTCGAGCACTGCCTGCGGAAGCAGCAAAGAAGGCATTTAAGTAGTGGCTCGAGACTACGCCAAAGAGTACGCCGAGTACCACAGCAATCCTACGCAGCGCAAAAATCGCAGCATGCGAAACATTGCGCGTCGCGCTTTGAACTTAGAGAAAGGTGACCCCCGCGAGGCAGACCACAAAAAACCCCTCAGCAAAGGCGGCTCGAACGGAAAGAAAAACCTCCGCGCCGTAAGCAAAAAAACCAACCGGAAGAAGTACGATGGCTGAAAAGAAGAGCGAAAGTAAAGTCAACGAGGCAGGTAACTATACGAAGCCTCTGATGCGTAAACGGCTTTTTTCTGCGATTAAAGCCGGGAACAAAGGTGGCGCTTCAGGCCAATGGTCCGCCCGCAAAGCCCAGATGCTTGCAAAGCGGTACAAGGAAAAAGGCGGGGGCTACAAATGAAAGAGACCCAGAAGTCCCTCAAGCGCTGGACCGACCAAGACTGGACAACCGCTTCTGGCAAAAAGAGCAAAGACACGGGGGAAGTCTACGCTCCTCGGAAAACAATCGAGAGTCTTCGCGGCACAAAAAAGCTGGCTAGAGCAAACGCGGTTAAACGTAGAGCTAAAGCCGCAGGCAAGCAGTACGCCAAGCACGGGTTACATAAGGGCAAGAAGAGGTAGTCATGGCGGTCACGGCTAAGAAAAGACGCAATGCCGCAAGAGGTGCGATGCTCATGAAGAAGCACGGGCTATCTGGCTACAACAAACCAAAACGAACGCCGAAGCACCCGAAGAAGTCGCACATTGTGTTGGCAAAGGAGGGCGACCGCATCAAACTTATTCGCTTTGGCGAGCAGGGCGCAAAGACTGCTGGTAAACGCAAGAAAGGCGAGGGCGACAAGATGCGCAAGAAGCGGGCTAGTTTTAAAGCACGGCACGCGAAGAACATCGCTAAAGGCAAACTTAGCGCTGCTTACTGGGCAGACAAAGTGAAGTGGTAATGAAACAGCAACTTGAAAAGATAAGCGGTGAGCTTGAAGGCGCATCCAAGAAACACAAGAAGCAATCCGAGCAGCTTGCAGCGGCGTCTAAGATGCACGGAGGTCAAGCGGCAAAACTCAAAGAGCTTGTCAAGCAAGCGGCCAAGAAAGCAATGAGTTCGTAATGGGCCTCCCTCTCGAAGGCGAGGCTCTTGAGGCTTTGGCCGACCCTGCCATCAGCCTCCGCGCTTACGCTAAAATCATTGACCAGAAGACTGGTCAAGAAAACACCTTCGATCCGTTTGCGATTACCGACCGTTTGCAGGAGACGGTTGTCTCGTATTACTCCGAGCCACCAAAGACCGCTCTAGGGCAGTCCAAGTGGCTGACCCTCCTTGGGTATCGGCAAGCTGGCAAAAGCCTCACAGCGGAACTCTGCGGCTATATACGATCGGCCTACACGCCGGGTCACGATCACGTCTGTATTGCGGATAACAAGGACAGGGCGGAGTATCTGCATCGCCGAATCCACTTGACCCACAGTCGATGGCCAGAGCTAGTCCGCGCAGAAACAGTCCCGAACCGAGAAGTTAGGCAGTTGACGTTTCAACACGGCGGCAAGATGCGGGTCTTGTCTGGTGAGTCAGGCGCTGTTGGTATTGGCCAGTCGCCTGACAGCTTTCACGGGTCGGAGCTACCGTACTGGCGTAACGCAGGCCATCAGTTTTCGATGATTTACCCGTCGATGATTAACCGAGACCACTCGCAGGTTTTGCTCGAGTCAACACCCGCGCCAATGAGCGAGCCCTCTGCCGAGTGGTGGCGCGACCACTGTCGTGACGCAAAGCAGGGCCGAGGCCGATGGGCATACGCTTTTTTCCCGTTTTGGGACGGCGTGCTCAACCGACGCCCGTGGCCGAAAGGGCAGAAGCTCACCCTTGAAGAAATGAGCCTGCTTGACAGGTACGGGCATCTAGGTCTAGACAAAGACAATCTGCAGTTTCGCCGCCTAATGATTGATACAGACGCAGAGATTCGTCGCAATCCTGACCTGTTTAAAGTGTACTACCCGTTTGACGACATTAGTTGCTGGATTGCTTCTGTCGGCTCTGTGTTTCACTCCGCGCTTCTTAAAAAGCATCAAGACCGGCTCCTTGTCCCATGGGCGGGCCCGTACATGGAATACGAAAAGCCAGAGCCGGGAGCCGTGTATGCTATTGGCGTTGACCCAGCGGGTTATGCTGCGCGCGACCATGCCGCATTCCAAGTGCTAAAGGTGTACGATGGAGAATGGACCCAAGTCGCAGCCTACGGGGGCATCACTGACCCAGTGGTATTCGCAAAGAAAATCAATGAGGTTGGCAAGAAATACAACAATGCGCTTGTGGCTGTGGAGAGTAACGGCGTTGGTGTTGCTACTTTGGCTCTACTTGAAGAGCTTGGTTATTCAAATCTCTACTACGAAAAGCCCTACAAGCCCGGAATCGCGTCCACCGCAAAGTCAATCAGTATGATGCTGTCTTACCTTCAAGACGCGCTTCGTGATGAGTTGATTTTAAAGGACGAAGACACGGTTGGTCAGCTTGGGTCGTATCGAGAGGACAAGCGCATGGAGCGCAGCGCGCTCTCAGAGATGTTGCATTCCGGCAAGACCGGCAAGCGGAGAGACAGGCATCACTGGGATAAAATCTCCGCCCTGCAAATAGCTTGTGTCGCCGCTAGGTTTTGCCCTCGAAGATACAAGAAAGGGGCGCCGGATGGGATGGAGAACGTCATACTGTTTCGAGATATGAGTTATGAGCAGGTTCAGGCGTTTAGAAAAAAAGAATCTGAAGGCTCAAAAAGAACCAAATGGCGACGGAGTCGTTATCGCCGGAGAAAGTGATGCCTGAATCTTTAGCGCAATCTGAAAGCTCGATGTCTGTAGGTAGAGTGCGTGACCTAGTTCGCGACATGAAAAAAAGACAGATGGAGCAATCGCTATCCACGTTGCGCGACATTCGGCAGGAAGAGCAGGGTGAAGAGATTGCCAATCCCGATTTGGTTGAGTATAAAAAAGAAAAAGGCAGGGACTGATGCCACTGGTCACATTTATTGATTTTCAAGATGGCAATATCCCCAGCGGAGAAGGCATACTAGAAAACTTTCATTCATCGTTTTCTCCGCCAAACGCGCTTTCAATCATCAATGGCTATCTTGATTTTACTAATCTTGAGAACGGCATTCTTAACAGGTCCATCACTTACCCCTATCTACAGGCGCGCTCCGTATCGGGCGGCAAGATGGTCGCGGGCACATGCAACCTAGACTACTTTGCTCATCAGGGCGCCAGTGAAAGTCAGGCGATCAGCGGAGTTTATCAAGGCCGAAGCTCTCTTGAGTCCTCCACAAAAAACGCTTACGTCGCGATCCCCGGAGCGTCGATACAGTTTTACTTGCCGTTTAAGGCATACGTTCTTTTGACGTGGCAAGTTCTGTGGACCAACGACTCAGATGACGATGGCAAGGAAAGCCACATCCGCTTGTTTGTGGACGGAACACGCGAGGGCGAGGCTGCTACCAAAGATGACTTCTGTAACGTTCGCCGAGTGCGTCGAACAATGTTTGCCACAGACCCGGCAGGAGACGACACAAAGTTTCACCGCGACCCGTACCTTCGAGACAGGTACAAGAGCAGGTACTGGTCAGGCCACCAGTGGCTACCACTACCGGGCAAGGTCCCGCTGGCCAAAGGATTCCATTCCGCGTCACTTCGGGTTATTCAATCCAAAGATGTTAAGCAGACCAGAATACGGGCGCGCTCGATGAAGGTCATGTTCTTCAAAGCTAAAGACGATTGAGGCGATTATGGCAAGCGAAGAAAAACAAAAATATCTTGATATGGGTTACGATGACCGCCCTGCCCGACTGTACGGCGCCGCCGATAGGAAAGATGAGCAGGGCAAGATGTACCAAGCCGAGCAGCGACGTCTGAAGGCTGAGTACGGTACGCAAGATCCGGACAAGATCGCCAAGGCTATTGCGGCAAAACAGCTTCGCGAGTTTAAAGACGACCCCTTCCGGGCCTCCGGGTATG